CAGCAGTGCCCCCGCAAGTACCACAGGATGCGTATCGTCAAAGATATCGTCGAGCCACCACAGGAACACTTGCTCTACGGCAGTGCGGTTCATAAGGCAGCTGAAGAATACATCCGTGACGGTACTGCGATACCAGAAAAGTACGCCTACATCCAGCCGTTCCTTGACCCACTGAAAGCCTTGTCGGGCGAGAAGTTATGTGAGCATGAGATGGGGTTGACCAAGGACATGCAACCATGCAAGTTCAGAGACAAGAATGTTTGGTTTCGTGGTATTGCCGACCTGCTTGTTATCGATGGCGAGAAGGCACGGATCGTTGACTACAAGACTAGCAAATCCAGTAGGTACGCGGACAAGAAGCAACTAGAATTGCTGTCCCTTTTGACCTTCAAGCACTTCCCGCAAGTCAAAACAATTAAGGCTGGTTTGATGTTCTTGGTAGTCAAAGACCTAGTTGCCGCCGAGTTCAACACAGATCAACAGACGGAGGCTTGGGGCAAGTGGATACCCGAGACAAATCAGTTAGAGAGTGCGATGATTACAGATGTTTGGAACCCTCGACCGAACTTCACCTGCCGTGGTTGGTGTCCTGTCACCGACTGCGAACACAATTCAAAAAGGAGTTGAAGTGCCATACGTTTACATTGCTAATGGGAAAATGAATCCATTGGGAGATATTCCCGAAGAAATAGAAAAAGTTTGTAATGAGTACCCCAACTTAACTGGTCACGGACTAAAAAAATATAAAGAAGATTCCGTTCACCAACTACCTAATCCTAATGGAGTGCAGTTGTGTATGCGGTGGCTGTTAGAAAATGATGGGCTTAAACGAAGAATTACTATAAACACTAAAAGAAGTAGCTACGGCTGGAAACATATCGTAGAAAAAAGTTGCGGCGAATATGTCAGCAATGGCGAGTTTATATGCGCCGCACTGTTGTTAGGGTACAAAATGAAGCACCCTGCTGGTTCACCGAATGCGTATTTCAACATAAAGGAACAAGATGCCGTACGTAAATAAACCTAGACCATACAAGCACGAATACGAAACCTACGACGGCACACCCGCCGTTAAGAAGAAACGTGCACAGCGAAACAAAGCACGCGCAATTATGGAAAAAGCAGGATTAGTTCACAAGGGAGATGGAAAAGATGTCGACCACAAGAAGCCGTTAAGCAAGGGCGGAACTACTGTCCGAGGCAATCTCCGTGTGAAAGCCGCTAGCGACAACCGCTCTTATGCACGCAAATCAGACCACACAATTAAATAATGCAAGTTGTCGAAAACAAATACCTAGTCATACAGACTGAAGAGCCACAGAAGATTCTCTCGACGATTGCTAAGAGCGCCGAGTACACCGAAGACTCGGTGGCTGTTCATTGGGGGCTGAAGGAAGCACAGATGCTAAAGACGCTTGGTTGGGAGGGCGTGCCGTCCCCGATTGATCGAGACTATGACTGGCCCGGACTCCATAGGCCAATGGGCCACCAAAAGGAAACTTCATCCTTTTTAACCCTACACCCCCGCGCTTTCTGTTTTAACGAACAAGGCACTGGCAAGACTGCATCAGCTATCTGGGCATCAGACTATCTAATAGCGCAGGGATACATCAGCCGTGTTCTGGTTATCTGTCCTGTATCCATCATGCAAGCCGCATGGCAAGCCGACCTATTTAAGTTTGCTGTTCACCGCCACGTAGATGTAGCACACGGGGATCGCAAGAAACGCAAGGCTATTGTCGAGGGCGTTGCCGAGTACGTCATCATTAACTATGACGGCGTGAGCATTGTTGAAGAAGAACTCAAGGCTGGTGGGTTTGACCTCATCATTATTGACGAAGCCAATGCTTACAAGAACTCTAGGACTGAGCGTTTTAAAACGTTAAGAAGAGTAGTCACTCCTGATACTTGGATATGGATGATGACTGGTACACCTGCAGCTCAATCACCATTAGATGCTTACGGACTTGCCAAACTCTGCGTGCCTTCAAGAACCCCACACTTGTACACGGCGTTCCGCGATGTTGTGATGTATCAGTTCTCACGATTCAAGTGGATTCCAAAACCACAAGCCCAAGACATAGTGCACAACCTACTGCAACCCGCGATTCGTTTCGAGAAGAAAGACTGTATCGACTTGCCTGATGTGACACACACTTCACGGTTTGCACCGCTCACACCACAGCAGTCCAAGTACTACAAAGACCTCAAGAAAGAGATGCTGATCGAAGCAGTTGGCGATGAAGTCTCTGCGGTGAATGCGGCGGCTCAACTAAACAAACTATTACAAATCTCCTGCGGGGCTGTGTACACCGATACTAAGAATGTTATAGAGTTTGATGCGTCGAGCCGACTAAACATTTTGTTAGAAGTTATTGAGGAAGCAAGCCATAAAGTTCTAGTATTTGTGCCGTTCACTCATGCACTAAATCTAAAACAAGATTTATTAAATAAAAATAAAGTAACGTCAGAGATTATCAATGGCTCTGTAAGCGTGTCAAAGCGCACCGACATCTTTAAACGGTTTCAAGAACAGGATGAACCACGAGTACTTTTGATTCAACCGCAAGCGGCGGCACATGGGGTAACCCTTACTGCGGCTAACGTAATCGTGTGGTACGCTCCCGTCACTTCGATTGAAACATACTTGCAAGCAAACGCACGTATTGATAGGCCGGGACAGCGCAACCCTATGACAATCGTACATCTTGAAGGTAGTCCAGTAGAAACAAAACTCTACTCAATGTTGCAAAACAAATTAGACTTCCACAACAAGATTATTGATTTGTATAAAAACGAAATTAACTCTTGACAATGTCAACAAAAAGAGTATAATGATTTTCGTTGGTGGCAGACACCGACAACATAAATAAATAATTTGGAGTGAGTATGGAATCAGATTTTTCTATTGAGAAAGTCGTCGAGGCTTACATTAAGATTCGCGACACTAAAGAAGCAATGTACGCAAAGTACAAAGCCGAGACTGCCCAGTTAGAAGAGCAGATGACTATCCTAAAGCACAAGTTACTTGAGGTCTCGAAAGAGACTGGCGTGACTAGCTTTTCAACACCGCAGGGCACTGCGTATCGAACCGTCAAAGACCGCTTCTGGACTAATGACTGGGAAAGCTTCTATAAATTTATGCAAGAGCATGAAGCAATGGGGCTATTGGAAAAGCGTATTCATCAAACGAATATGAAAGAGTTCTTAGAGAGCAACCCCGATGTTGAGCCTATGGGTTTGAACATTGATCGGGAATATGAAATCACCATTCGGAGGAAGTAATGGACGACGGCACCGAGATAACCACAATGGAATTGCAGTTCCGCAGGGAACGCGACAAAATGTTCTACCGAGAGCGTGCGGTAGATCAGGCACTTACTCAAATGAAACAGAGTAAGTACTACGAAGGGTCAGTTGAAGAACTGCTCTTTAACGCAAATGCTATATACAACTTTATTAAAGGAACTCCAAATGAGTAACGACCTCGCACTCTTCAGTAACAATCTACCTGACTACCTAAAGGAAGTCGGCCTCGATGACATGACCAAGGCTCTTGCTGGTAACACTGGCATGAAGCGCATCTCCATCCGTGGTGGTGTGTTCCGCATGATGGTCAGCGGTGAGGAAATTGCAAAGAACGAAAACCGTGCAATGAACATCGTCATTGTGAACGGCGCATCAAAAGTGTCACGTTCTTTCTATGCTGGTAAGTATGTTGCTGGTGAGACTTCGCACCCTGACTGCTGGTCTAACGACGGCGACAAACCCGATGCAAGCATCGAGTACCCACAACACTCTTCTTGCGAAGGCTGTTCACAAAACATCAAGGGCTCTGGTCAAGGCGATTCACGCGCCTGTCGCTATCAGCAACGCTTGGCTGTCTTGTTAGCCGACGACGTTGGAGGTGATGTGTTCCAGTTGGTGTTACCCGCCAAGTCGATCTTCGGTCGTGGCGATACTGACAAAATGCCTTTCCAGCAATACGCTAAGTATGTTGGCGCACAAGGCAAGAGCCTCGGCACTTTGGTAACAGAGATGCGTATGGACAGCGATAGCGATACCCCCAAGTTGACCTTCAAGCCTGTACGCTTCCTGACTAAAGACGAGTGGTTGTCTGCTAAAGAGAAGGGCGATAGCCCCGCAGCAAAGTCAGCCGTTGTGCAAACCCCATCACAAACAGATGGTTTGAAGAAGAAGGCGATTGCCGCACCAGCCCCCGCCCCAAAAGCCGAAGCTGAAGAAGTAATGCCTGAGCCTACAAAACGCACTATTAAGAAAAACGTCGAACCCGCCCCTAAGAAAGAGTTCAATGACGTACTGAAGCAGTGGACTGAAGAAGAGTAATGGATAACAGAGGTTACGCAACTCGAATCGTCCGTGCTAACCAAGAAGCAGATATTAAAAGTCCCGGCGTAAAGCTGGGGCGCTTCTGCATCAAGAAAGACTATTCCGTTCGTGAAGTTTCCGAGTACTTTGGAGTCAGTCGCATGACCATTTACAAATGGTTTACAGGCGAGTGGATTCCACGCAAGGTACACGAGAACAAAATAAACGAGATGCTTTCAAAGGTTGGTTTTGTTCAGTAGCGTTCGGTTGGGGCTCGCCGCGCCCCTCCGACGCATTTCTTAGAGGCGGCTATGACAAGAGCAGATTTACTGTCGACGGTGTTATCGTCTGACGGGTGGTACTGCGTGGTGGGTCTAAAGAAGACAGGCCACCCTCGGCAAATATTTGTTGAGGACATGCAGGGAGTAGAGGATGCCGTTCAGACTTTGCTGGACGAAGAATTCGACGTGTACTTTGCATGTGCAAAGTATGAAGAATCAGGTTCACGTACTAACGATAACGTGAAAAACATCAAGTCATTTTGGCTTGATATCGACTGTGGGGTAGGTAAGCCGTATGCCGATCAAGGTGACGGACTAGCCGCGCTTAAAACATTCTGTAAAACTGTTGGCTTACCGAAGCC